TAACAACACGGCTTTAGGTTTTGATGCAGGACGAGCTACTAGCCCAAGCGGAAGTATTACCACTTCTAGCAATAGAATTGTTTTAGGCAACAACAGTGTTTCTGCCGCTTATATAAAAGTAGCTTGGACGGTAACTTCCGATGGCCGTGATAAAACTGATTTTACTCCCCTTGATCTAGGGTTAGATTTTGTTAAAGAGCTGAAACCTATTACCTACAAGTGGGACATGCGTAGTAACTATGGTGACTCAACCGCTGCTGATTATGACTTAGCCGCACAAACTCCAGACGGCACTCACAAAGAAGATTGGCTGGACATTGGCTTTAAAGCTCAAGAAGTAGAAGCCCTTGAAATTGCCGCAGGTTACACCAAAGATAACAAAACCAATCTAATCTCTAGTTACACAGCAGATGGAAATTCAATGGGTTTGAAATACGAAAAATTTGTACCTATCCTTGTTAAAGCCATTCAAGAGCAACAAACCTTAATTGAATCATTAACAGCCCGACTCGAAACCTTAGAAGGATAAATAAAATGGAAGATCGTACAGCAGAACAACTAGCACAAGACTACTCAGCAATGGGTGACTCCGTAGCTCTTATCACAGATGTAATCGCAGGAGACTGCATGGCCGATGAATCTGCTGAAGATCGTCAAGGCTGTGTAGATAGAAACGTACAGCACCTTGAGCTTATGGTAGCTAAAGAAGATTGGGGCAGTGAGGACATGACCGCAGTTGAAGCAGCTATCAGCGCAGGTAATGGCTACACAGCCTCTTAAAGGGAGAATGTGATGGACTACCTATTAGATTTTTACATTTTTGCGACATCGCTGGTCACAGCGGCTAGTGTAATCGCTAATTATACTGACACCCCTAAAGACGATGCGGCAATCAAGAAGTTGTATGACTTGCTTGAAATGTTTGCATTCCTGAAGGGTGGTAAGGCTAAACAACCCTAATGATCGAGGTCATGGCTGCACTGGCCGTTGCTAACTCTGCTTTTAAAAGCGTCCAGACTCTTATGGGTCGGGGTGCTGCGCTTGAGCAGATGGCAGGGCAGTTAGGCAAATGGTACACGGCGGCTTCTGATATTAGGGCTGCTGGAGAGCTTCAAAAGCCCTCGGCGTTTCGGCGTCTGGTAAACTCTCAATCAGTTGAGACTGAAGCCCTGAACCAAATCATCGCCAAAAAGAAGTTACTGGAGCATGAGCGTGAGCTGCGGTCGATGATCGTGATGAGGTTTGGGGTCGCAGAGTATCAAGAGATGATGCAGATGCGTAAGGACATTCGCGCTGCTAGAGAGCGTGATCTATACGCCAAGATGCGATTGAAGCAGAACATAATAGATGCTGCTATACTAGGTGTCGGTGCAATGGTCTCGATAGCGTTGATCGTTGCTTTTTTTACTTTTATTACAGAGAGCGGTACTGCTGCATAGGGTGTTTATATGGTTAATAGCGGGAAAGATGTAGTGGACGTAGCAGCAGCATCAACAGCAGTTTTAACGCTGGCAGCGTGGCTTCCTCCAATGGCTAGCCTGTTTACTATCATTTGGATGGCCCTACGGATTTACGAATCTGACACAGTTCAAAAACTGCTTGGTAATAAACAACCTTAACTTTAACGAGATTACATAATGATTACTATTAACGACAAAGAATATGACCCCGCAGACATGACAGCAGAACAGCAACACATGATTGCTCAAGTCACTAATTGTCGAAACAAAGCTCAAATAGCATCAATGGACATGCAAATCGCCCAAGTCGCGGAAAGCCAGTTCGCCGCTGCTCTGATTGCCTCTGTTGAAGAGTCAGAACCCCCTGCTGATGAGCTAGACGGGTGAGTGTATTTTCCGATTTAGTAGGGCCAGTCACCGGCCTGCTAGACAAGTTTATCGAAGATAAAGACCAAAAGAGTGCTTTGGCGCACGAAATTGCAACAATGTCACAGAAGTATGCGCAAGAAAATGCGTTGGCCCAAATGGCAGTGAACAAGGCTGAAGCAGCCAGCAGCTCCATTTTTGTGTCGGGCTGGCGACCGGCTACGGGCTGGGTATGCGTACTGGGTATGGCGGGTAACTTTATCGTCACGCCATTTGCAAACTTTGTTTTGGTGCTGCTAGATATCCATGTAGTTGTACCACTGGTTCCGTTAGACACTATGATGCCGGTTTTACTTGGGCTTTTAGGGTTGGGTGGTCTTAGAACGCTGGAAAAGACAAAGGGAGTTCATCGGACAAAATGATTGAGTTAATCAGGTTTGGGTCATTCAAAGACCGTACAGTCGGGAGACTAACATACAATGATGAGCATTTTTACACCATTGAGAAACCGTGGGTTGACAATCAACAAAATATTAGTTGCATCCCGACAGGTTACTACAAACTTATCCGTGTTGATTCCCCGAAATTCGGAGCAAACACATGGGAAGTTGCGAACGTTACTGGCCGTAGCCACATACTCATTCATGTTGCCAATACTAGCGCTGACGTTATTGGTTGCATCGGTCTCGGTATGGGCCTATTCCCTCAGTTACAGGGCGTATCAAATAGCCGAAAAGCGATTGAAAACTTTTACCTGATGACTGCTGACAAAACAGAAGAAGAACTTATCATAAGAAATGGCGCTCTTGATTGACCCAAAAAGACTAGTAGGTAATGTATGCCGCTTAAAAAACTACAATTAAAGGCAGGGATAAACCGAGAAAACACTCGATATACTAGTGAAGGTGGTTGGTACGACTGCGATAAAATAAGGTTTCGCCAAGGTACGCCTGAAAAGATAGGTGGGTGGCAGCGTATATCGGATACTACTTTTCTGGGGGTATGCCGTTCTCTGTGGAACTGGGTAACCCTTGGCAGTCAGAATTTAATCGGTGTGGGGACTAACCTAAAGTTCTACATAGAGAATGGTGGGGCATACAACGACATAACGCCGTTACGGGCAACTGTAGTACTAACTAACCCTTTCGAGACCACCAGTGGGTCACCCATAGTAGAAGTTACAGACGCAAGTGGGGGGTATACTGACGGAGATTTTGTTACCTTTAGTGGGGCAAGTGCCGTAGGGGGTTTAACCCTAAATGCAGAATACCAACTGGTTGAAACTGTTACACCCAACGTTTACACCATAGATGCCGGCACTAACGCGGGATCAAGTGCTACTGGTGGGGGTACAGTAACGGCAGCGTATCAAATAAACACCGGCCCCGCGTTCGTTGTTCCTTTAGTAGGTTGGGGAGCGGGTAGCTGGAGTTCCGGTACGTGGGGTGTTGGTGCTACATCTACTGATGCTATTCGCGTTTGGAGTCAAGCTAACTTTGGGGAAGATTTAATTTTTGGGCCTCGTAATGGAGCTATATACTTATGGGACGCTACGTTGGGGCTAGGCACAAGGGCGGTGCTCTTAGCAGGTACAGAAGTACCAACGTCCCAGAAACTAATACTAGTATCGGATATTAATAGGTTTGTATTTGCTTTTGGGGCTAATGAGCTTGCTTCTGCCACTATCAATCCTATGCTAGTGCGTTGGTCAGACCAAGAAGATGCCACTAATTGGTCGCCTTCTGCTACTAATCAAGCAGGGGATCTAGTGTTGTCCAACGGAACCCAGATTATAACTGCTAAACAATCTCGACAAGAAGTATTAGTGTGGTCAGATTCCGCATTGTATTCCATGCAGTATGTAGGCGCACCCGCTGTTTGGGCAGCGCAACTTGTGGGGGAAAACATATCTATTGCAAGTCAAAACGCGGTAGCTTACGCCAATGGGGTAGCTTATTGGATGGGTAAAGATAAATTTTATATGTACGATGGGCGCACGCAAGCCTTAATATGTGACCTCCGTAAGTTCATATTTAATGACTTTAACGAAGAACAATACGAGCAAGTATTCGCAGGTACAAACGAGTCCTACCACGAAATTTGGTGGTGGTATTGTTCTAAAGATTCTAATATATCAGACAGGTACGTAGTGTATAACTACATAGAGCAGGTATGGTACTACGGAACTATGAACCGTACCGCATGGCTTGACTCTGGGCTAAGATCACACCCGTTAGGCGCTACATACAGTAACAACTTAGTCAACCACGAACAGGGCGTTGACGACAACGAAACCGCTACCACAGTGGCTATACCTGCGTATGTGTCTTCCGCACAATTTGACCTAGAGGATGGACACCAATTCGCGTTTATTTGGCGTATACTACCGGATATAACGTTTGATGGCTCTGAAATAGGTAACCCTAGCGCTGTTATGACCCTACTGCCAATGCAGAATTCTGGTTCTGGGTATAACAACCCCGCTTCTGTAGGGGGCGATAACAGCGCAGGGATAACGCGAACTGCTACGTTGCCTATAGAACAGTTTACAGGACAGATATTCACCAGAGTACGTGGACGGCAGCTAGCTATAAAGATAGAATCTAGCGAAATTGGGGTTACTTGGCAGTTAGGCACTCCCCGTATCGACATGCGTTCAGACGGGAGGCGGTAATGGCTTTACTTATTACTTCCGAAGAAGATCTTAATCAGCTCGCCCCGCCTGCGTTGCCCCAAGCAACAGAGCAATATAGTCGGCAGTACCAAGACCAACT